AAACATTAGGCCCCGTTGTTCCACCAGAACCACCAGCGCCTACTGTAACCGTGTACGCAACACCAGCGGAAACAGGGAATCCTGTGCCTTGTCGATAACCACCAGCACCGCCACCACCACCTACGTAGCTAGTACAAACACCAAATCCACCACCACCGCCACCTGCGACTACAAGGTAGTCAACAGTTGTAACACCTGTGGGACACACCCATGTGCCTGAACCTGTGATAGTTTCAATGACGGTAAAGAAGTTTTGAGGCCACCTGCCAGCGGAAATGAACTGTTGCACCTGAGACAAAGTGAAGATGCCACTTGCCCCAAATGTAGTTACATTGATGGCGGTTCCGCTGATCAGGCCGCCGGGGTTTCTTTGGCTCATTACGACATTACCTCATAAGAAGTATTTACATAAATTTCATTTGCTGTACCAGCCGTTGCACCCAATGATTGATTCTCATTGAGGTAAATGGTGTTGGTCTTGTCAATCACAATGACTGAAGAGTTGGCAGGAACCGACAAAGTAGAAACAATCGGATATGCCGTACCACCCAAAGCGGCGGCGCTGTAAGTATTTATCGTAACGGTATATGCCGTTGTTGTATCTGAGTTTGACACAACCAAACTTTCAATCTTCAACACCGTACCGCTTGAAGCCGCATTACTTGCAAGGCTTGTTGCGTTAGTTGTTGTCAGATAAACCTGCGAATTTGCAGGTGTGATTGTTGTTACGTTTGCTAAATTAGGGGTAGCCATGTTTGCTCCTTATTATCCAAAAATCATTGAAAGTACGATTGCTTGACCTTTAGTAGCACCGGAAGACGCTGCCGCTTGGAAAGTTGGTAAAGCACCCGCGCCGTTACTTGTTAGAACATGCCCTGTTGTACCGGGGCCAGCAGAAGCTTGAAAGTTACCTGTAGCGGTAGTACCAGTAAACACCACACTGTACGCTGTTGTAGTTGTTAAACCTGTACCGCCTTGGTCAACACCCAGCGTTCCAGTAGACACCAAGTTTTTACTGCCGTTTGTAAATACGGGTTTGCTGGCTGTCAGCGAAGAGTCAATGATGTCATTGGCCGTTAGCGTTGTGCCGTCAAAGGTCAGATTGGCAGAGCCTGCCAAATTGCCTGCATTATTGTACTGAACTTGGGTAGTTGAACCGCCAGCCGATGCGCCCACTCGCACAAAGTCAGAGCCACTCCACGCTACAAACGCTTTGTCGCCAGAAGCAACTGTAATACCTGTAGTGGGGCCGCTGCCTACAATCTTTACCGACTGGCTTGTGGATGTAGCGTTAATGATGATGTAAGTCTTGCTGTAACCCGCAGTAACGGTTTCGCTGACTGTAATTGTCAGCAGCCCCGCAGGATTGCCTGTACAGCGAATAATCTGATACTGCGCCGTACCCGTAGCACCACTGCCAACTTGTGCAATGTTGGTAGCAGCAGCGTCGCCGTTTGTGTTCGTTAACGTAACCGCAGTTTGGCTACCGCTGATAATCTGACTACCCGCAATTGACGTATCAAGATACTGCGTAATACCGTTGTTGACGGTATCACCCCATGTACCAGATAGCTCGCCCTGAACCGGCAGCGCAAGTTCTAAGTTGGTTGAGTACGCTGTTGCCATTTAATTGCTCCTAAGTCGTTGCAATAGCAGTCCAACCTGCCGTTTGCGTGTTACCGATATTTTGCCAGTTTGCAGTCTGCGTGTCATCAATTACTTCCCAGAAAGGCCGCGCAGTTACAGTATCTGTTCCAGTTGCTAATTCTGTAATAGACGAAATAAACGCTGCCGCTGCCGCCAAAGTATCCGCGCTTACCGCGCTTTCTGCTACCGTCGGGTTAAGACTTACGTTTGTTGTAAGTGCTTCTGTTCCTGTAGCAGTCTCATCAATTGACGCACTCAGCGTAAGTGTCGAGCTTGTTGTATCGGAACCCGTTGCTGACTCTTGTACGTCTCCAAAGAATATAAAACTTGACGTTACACTGTCTGTGCCAGTTGAACTTTCGCTCACTGCCGCTGAATACGTAGGCGTGCTAGTTACAGCATCTGAACCTGTAGACAACTCATCTACTGTTGCAGAATTTCCAACAGCCGCTAATATTGCATCGCTACCAGTACTTGATTCAGCAACTGCAACGTCAATAAACTGCCCTGCTACTAAAGCATCTGACCCAGTGCCTGTTTCGCTGACACTAGCGCTAATTACCGACAGTGCACTATTTTCGTCTACTGCTGTACCTGTCTCATTAACAGCGGCGTTTACACTGGCAACCGAAACAGCGGCATCACTTCCCGTGGCGGAGTCGTTTACAGTGCTGGTAAAAGCCGTAAAGCCCCAGCCACCTTCACCCCAAGTGCCGCTGCCCCATGCTGACATGTTATGCAGCCAAGCTGAATGTGTATGTCACAGACAAGGTATCACCATTGACCACAGAGCGATCACCGGGTGAGCCAAAATCTGCCGCAGAGAACAAAGTGCCAGTCGTGCCGCCCTTAGTGTTGTTGCTTGTAAGAAAAGCGCCGCCAACGGTTGTTGTGCCGTTGATGTTAAACACTGCTGGAGAAGCAGAGTTAGTTACCACAGAAGGGTTGGCGGTAGTCGCTGTTGCAAAAGTAGCAGTAACACGGTTGGCGTTGCTGTAAGTAGTAACCTCTGTCCAACCAGCGTGTGAAGACATAGTGTCGCCAGCCGCAGGTGTATTAGAAGCACCAGCACCATACAGGCCAAGATACCAAGTGGTAATCTGAGTAACAGAAGTTAGCGCAGTACCAGCCATGTACTGGAGGCCAACGTTGACAACCAAGTTTTTGGAGTCGGCAGTCCATTTCAAGTTGCCATCTTTATCATGGCACTCAACGTGGTATACGCCTGTAGCTTGTGCAGTTTCACCAGCTTTAGTGTTACAAGTCAGACCACTAGAGACTACGTCAGTGGCTTTAAGTTTTTCAATAGTCATAGTGACTCCTTAGTTAGAAGAACGAATTAATGCTGCCGTGGCTGTATTAGCAGGCATTGTGATGGTGAAATTGGTGGATGTTTTGTCAGACCCAAAGTCCAACACAGCAATGGATTTGTTACCCTGAGTAACGTTGTAAATCAAAGCACAACGAGCTGTTACGGATGCGTTAAACACCACGTCGGCAAAGTCTACATAAGCTGTATAACCAGACGAGTTAATTGTTACGCCAGTCAAAGTTACTCCACCGGGGCTGTAACCTGTACCGCTAACTTCACCGTCTGTTGTGTAAACAGTGGTGGCTTCGTTTAAATTAGCGTTAGCCGTGTACAAAGCAATCTTTAACGTGTTTGTAGACAAGTTATGAACGCCCGTATACAGCTCTGTTTTAAAGCTAGTCGTCTGAGTTTGGAGAATGCTGCTCATGAAACCGTCGTCCGAATTTGACCATCACGATAAGCATCAGCACGTTGTTTGCCATCCGCCAAGTTTTTATACAAAGCAATAGCCTGTACATAACGCTGTTGGGCAAGTGCAACCATATCGGCCTCACCCTTCATGTAGGTGTAAGCCTCGCAGATAGTTCCGTATAACAGAACAGAATCAAAGTTATCACCCAACCATGTAGTCCCCGCCGTCACAATAGACTCAGGATAGTAGTTGTAGTGAAGCTCTGCGTTATAGGCCGCGCTAGGTGTTGGGCCAACGATAAACGTTAGCTCATTCACATTGTCAGATCGTGGGCCAAAGATTGCGTAATGTTTAGGCTCAGATGCAAACGCAGACAAAGGATAGGCTTCACGGATGAAGTTAACGTCTTTGTTTAGCAGATACAAATAGTCACCCTGAAACACTACAGAGCCAGATACAGCGCCGCTATTGGCCACTGTTAATGTAATCGTAGTACCTGCAATGCTTCTAACTTGTGCGTTAGTGCCAATCCCCGTGCCTGTAACTTGCTGACCCGCTGCAATACCTGTAGTACTAGCCACTACAATTGTTTTCTGCCCAGCTGTTCCTGTGGCAGTTGTGGTGTTGTACGGGTATACGGCAAGGCTATATACCGATAAGAAGTCTGTGGGGCATTCAAGATATTTGTTGCCAGTGGTCAATACGCCTGTCACGTTCTTTCGCAAATTAGCGGGCTGCGCGGTGTTATAGATGCGCTGCTCCGCCTGACGAATGAACACGTTCATATTGTCAGTTGGGAAAGAGTTCTCGCAGTAATCGCTTACCTGCGTGACAAGGTCGGCGTAATTCATGCCATTGGGCCTCTGCTCATAAAGCCTTTGGTAGCTGCACCTGCGCCACGCATTTTGATACCAGACGTTTTAGTTGCTGGCTGCGCACGACGAGAAATGTTTCCAACAGACATATTGACTGTATTGGCATCGCTGTGGTCAGGGCCAGAGCCGGGGTTCTCAGAAGCTTTAACAACTTTACCAGTCATTGTGTGTGGCGTGGCATAGACCGCGGCATCGCCAACTTCTTTACCCATTATTTTTTTGCTAAATTTAGCCATGATTAACCTCGTTTCTGATTGGCAATTTTTGCCAAGTTACGGCCCATAGCCTTCATATCGGCATTGGTTTTACCCTTACCTTTGCCTTTTCCACCGTGCATCATGCCAGCGATAGGGCCGCTATCACCTAAATTTTTGCCCTCGGTCTTGCCTTTTTTAGCAATGCCGTCGGCTGATTTTGTATACGCCATTTTAAGCTCCTTAAGATATGCTTACTGTACCAACAAATGTCGTTGCCACCAAGTAGTTTGGCGTCAATCCTGCATCATTTAAACTGCCCCCGCCAACCGGTTGCCAGCCCCACTGAATGTCTCGTGAACCACCAGACAGATTGCCATTAGCATTTACACCAGAAGTTACATACGTTGTATCTCTACGTGGGTTACGTAGGGCTTGTGGATCATCTACTGGAAACGTACCTAACATCAACTGTGGCTGATCGGGATCCCAACACTCAGGGCAAACCAACAACTCATATTTACGTTGCTTAATAATTTCTGTCTTAAGCTGTTTTAACCTAAATTGCTGGCCGCAGCGATCACATTCAGCAATCGCTATCTTGCCCGATGCGTACCGATTACCCATTAGTAACCCCCGCCACTTCCAATAAACATTGGCCTAGGAACAAGGCGAAGCGGAGCTTTTTCACGGTCTTCACCAGCGGCAATCTCAAAAGTCTCGTCGTAAATCTGTTTAAGCATCTGGATGCGGGGCATCAATTCAGGTACTTTAATTGCAATGTGATATGCCAAACCAGCTACAAGGCACGGTAAAAAGCGGAAGTTCATGTCGGCAGTCTCAACACCAGCGCCAGCATCTTGTACTCGGCGCAGTCTCCAATACACAAATTGGTAAGGTGTTGTGTTGTCGGGCGTTGGCCAAACAGTTACAGCAGGGAGCTGGGGTACAAAAATAGCTGAGCCATCAGTATGAGATGCGGCGGTTGTGTTGTTCTGGCCACGGTACACACCACCTAGGGTATTCCCTGATACGTATGTGTAGTAAATATCTTCTGAATCAATACGCATAAATCCTGAGCCAGCTAAACCCACTATGGTGTTAAGCGTTATTGTGGTGTCTGTTGCCGTAATCGCGCCCACCAAGACCGAATTGGTTGGGTTAGTTTCGCCAGAAAGTCTTTGAATCCAGACTTGAATTGGGCGAGCTTGGCTAAGCTTGTTTGGAATAGTTGCATAGG